TTTTAGAAGTTTCGTCTAATTCAATTTTAGTTCCGTCTGCTAATTGGTGTTCGCCCATTGGTGCAGGACTTCCGTCTGCTAATGTAACTTGACCACCGATAGCAAGTTCGCTAATCATAACCTTTGTTCCGTCTAAAAGGCTATACTCAGCAAATGTAACAGGTACTTCTTCGATAGGTGCAGGAGCAGGAGCAGGCGCTTCTACTTGTGGCATATCTTCGAATAAAGCCCTAATTTGCATAATGGCATCTTTTGCGTTCATCATTCTTTTTGTTTAAATATTAATAAAAGATTTTGTTTATCATTTAACTCGTTGCAATATTTCTTTAATTGCATTCATAAGCTCTTGTTCTTTGTTTGGCTTTGTCTTGTATGTAAATAACCCCTCTACGCTAAAGCCTTTAAATTTACCCTCTTTAACATCGTTCCAAACGCCTTCATTATCTACTTTGAAAGAACCAAACCAAGACCCGTCAGGTGCATCTTCAAAACCTTTCATAGGTTGTATGCCACGACTCTTGTCTGTAATAAAGCTTTCAAACATAGTAACTCCTTCTACTTGTGCGTCAGGAGAGTGCATTAAGTTTACGTTTGACTGATAGCCTCTTTTGAAGAACTTTTGCGCAATCTTAAAAATAGTATCTTTACTAAAGACCACATAGTAATCGCCGTAAGTAGCATCGCTGCGAAAAATAGGTACATCAGCCAGCATAAGAGGTCCCGAAATAATACGCTTATCTTCACTAACGACTTCAAAGCGTTGTTGGTTTTTAAAGGCATTCCAATTCTTTTGTATTGCGGGTCTATCAACCAATGCGACGTAATCCACCTCGGCATCGTCATTCATATCCTCGCTAATGTCTAATAAATAAACAGGTAAGTCCATATCTCTAAATATTAAGTGTTTTAAATTGTTATCATTTAACCGAACCTTGCTCTTTGCTGAATAGCTGCAATACGTTGTTGGCTACTTGTTACATCGCTTTCTACAACATACGCTCTTGATGTTTGATTACCTATTGCATTAATAGATTGACTGTCTAAAGTAGTCGTTTGCGCTTGTGGTTGCGGTGGGGCTATTGGTGCTCCTGCAGATATGCTTGGCGCACTTGCTCCACCACCTACGCTACCTGTACCCTTTGCAGAAGGTATGTTTGTGCTAATTATCTTCTTAACGTTTACCAATCCAGCTGCAACTGTCGCCGCGGCTGCTATTGCTCCGAATGGTGGAGGATAAGCTCCTAAGGCTTTTGTTGCGCCTTCGTAAGTAGACATAATAGCTTTAGCAACTGCAATAGCCTTACCTGCTACGCTATTTTGATCTATAATACCTGCAACTGCATCAAGGGCAGCCATAGCTCCTTGCTTTTGTAGTTCAAGTTCTTTTAATTTGTTTTCGGTAGCAGCTTTGTCTATTTCAGCTTGTGCCTTTGTAGCTTCTTCTTGTTTTTGAATACCTAATAAAGTATAGTTTGTCATTTTAGACATAACTGCTTTTTGGCTTTCAACTCTATCGTTATCTATTTTATCTTGCTTCTCTTTCTTCTCTTTTGCTTCAGCGGCATCTAATGCGTTTAACTCTTTTTGTGTTAAAATCTTTGCACTACTTGTAGACTTCTTTCTTTTATCGTATTCAGCTAATAAGTCTTCTGTAAGTTTCTTTTCGTCTTGAAGTTGCTTATCAAGTCTTGCTGACTGTTCTTCTGCTAATTTATCAGCATTGGCTTTTGCGGCATCAGCCGTTTGCTTGTTTAAGCTTTGTACTGATAACCGATACCCTGCTTGTTTGTTCTTTAAGTCAGCTAATGTCTTATCTAAAGCTGCAATTTCTTCTTGCCCTTTCTTTTCTGTTTCTTTAGGGTCGAATACTAATCCTGATAGTTTTTCTGCTACATTAAAATCAAATCCTTTGCCAAATACTTGTGCAACTTTATTAACCCCGTCTATTACTAATTGAAGCGGTGCAGTTACAAAAGTTAATATACCTTTAAGTATTTCTTTATTGCGCTTCTCAGCTGCTAATTGGGCTTGTAATACAATCTTCTGTTGTGCTACTTGTTTTTCAGTTGCAGCAATTACTTCGCCTGTTTGTTTAATCTTTAAGTCTAATATCTCTTTTTCTGACTTGCCCTGAAGTTTTAAAATATTATCTTGACTATCTATTGTAGATAACTTGTCTTGTTGCGCTTTAGCGTCTGCTTGTGTGTCTTCTAAAAGTTTCTTTTGTTCTTCGCTTACACCACCTACCGCAGCTTTAATCTCGTCCCAATATGCGACAATGCCACCTAAAGCTAATAACAAAGCACCAATGCCTGTTGCACCGATACCAGCTTTTACGGCTTGAAAGGCTTTGACTGCTCCGTCTTTAAATGATGTAAAAGTAGAAACAATAGCACCTCTAAACTCAGCTAAGTTTTGAACTGCATCACCAATAGCAAGTGCAGATTGTATCTTTGCTAATTGCTTAATCGTGTCTTCTCCTGCAAGTCCTGTAAGTTCTAAAGCCCCTTGAACACCACCATAAGCAGCCGACAAAGCTGATACTGTCTTAGCTGCATTATCTATTCTTTGATTACTTTCTTCTTGCTTTTGATTTGTTAAGTCTTGTAGATTTGCTAATCTTTTTTGAGCTGCTTCTACTTCTTTACTATTCTCACCATACTGTGTACCTAAGTCTTCTACTGCTTTGGTAGTTTTCTCTATCTCCGACCTTAGTTCTTTTATTGATTTTGAAGCGTCATTCGACTCGACGGATACGCTAAAACCTACGTTAGTTGTTGCCATTATTTATCTTTAAGGATATGAAGTTCTTATTACTTTTAAAAATGATAGTTTTGTCGTGTTATATTCCATTGGGTTGAAGTTTTCTACTTTATTAAGTCTAAACAATACTCCGTCTATGAATACATACTTACTAAAATCTAAGTTAAAAATGTCTACTATATCAAGTAAACCAAAACAACTTAATAGCTTACTATCTTTGTTTGTTATCTCAGCAAGATAAGGACTATGATAGTCGTTAAATACATTAAACTCAGTGAAGTTAGCAGGTGCAAACTGTATCTCTTTAGGTGCGCCAAAGTTAATGTCGCTTGTAGAGTTAATAGGGTCATTCAAATGTCCTGCGTAACCATAACTTGTAAAGCTACCTAACACAGTCGTAGTATTCATAATATCCCAACTTGTTACGCCAGTAATCTTCTTAGATTGCATTATACGTATGATGCTATCCATTCTATCTTCTGCGCTATTTGTGTTTGACTTCTTGTAAATAGCAGGGAATACTTTGTCTTGTCCTGTTGCTTGATAAAGTACAGAAGAAGCAAATATTACTTCTAAAACGTCTGTTTCTTTTACAAAGTCAAATTCTGTGTCATATATAAAATCGCCATAACCTTCTGTGTACTTCTTACGATAGTTTTCGTTATAAAAGTCATTGTCTTGCTTAAACTTGTAGTTATAGTAACGAGCGTTTACTTCACTCATTGGCTTAATGCTTAAAGGTTTTGCACGATCTATCTTGTTAGTCCAATCTTCTGCATTAGCTGACTTCTCAGGATAAAAAGTAACATACGGGCTGATAACAAGTTCTTTATCATTAAACTTATTCTCGTAGACGTAAAGATTAAACATCTTAACAATGCTTAAAAAGAAATCTCTTTGAAATATACCTTTAGGGATTGTTTCGCTTACTTTGATTGTTTCGCCTAAGTTAATTTGTACTTGTGTAGGTGTGCTTGTAGTAACGCCTACATTACCATTAAATATTTCTAACTCTATAAATGTGCCAAGTATTTCTACTTGCATAGTATCTCCGCTATTAAACGTAACTCCTTGCACTGTGAAATCACAATTAAACATTCTTGTAACACTTGCATCAAAATCCTGTGAGCCTATTTGCACTCCGTTCTTTCTAAGTATTACAGTATAGTTAGGTTGAGGAGCAGTAAATATGTTTACAAACCCCGTTAATGTTATTTGTATGTTTGTAGTTAGCGTTGCGCCCGTGTAAGTAAACAAAGTATTAGTTCCGTCAATAGTAAAGCTACCTGCGGTTGTTAAAGTGTATTGAACGTAAGGGTCGCTCGTTAATAGCATATTTCTATTAATAGCACTTGCGCTCATACTCGTATTATTTAACGCAGTAATATTTGTTTGATTGTTAGGTATGATAAGCCTTTTAAATAAAGGAGTATCAAAGAAAGAACAATCGAAGCTGTAATCAGTACCTGCAAATATCTTATCTATGTACTCTTTAACATACAAAGCAGGTCTAAACGTTGTATACTGAAAGTCCTTTTTAGCTACTCCGTATGCTCCTGGTCCTGTTGAACCTGTGCCAGTGCTAACACTTCCGTAATCAATCAATGGGTAATAATAACCCGATCCACCTGCGTTATCCCAACTATTGCTAATATTAGCTACGCTATAAGTATGGTCGTAAGCACTAAAGTCTAAATCTTCTAAACGCCTATTTCCTAACTGATTGATAAATCCACCAAGTTCACCAAACACGCTGCACTGATACTCAATAGTTTCTTTGTCAATTACTATCTCTAATATTCGTAAAGTGCCTTTAAATATCTGAACTTTGTCGATAAAGATTTTGCAGTTAGCTTGTTTAGTTACATTGTAGTTATACCCTACGTTTGGTAGCGTGTCTACTGTAACATTTGCGTTATTTAGTTCAAAAATATAACCAAAGATTAGGTTATTATTTGCTGTTCCTGGTATGCTAATTGTTTTGCTATAAGAAGTATTGCGACTACCGAACTCGCTTACGTCATCAATCGCATAAGTAAACTCAGTAGATATATCTTGCAATAGATCAATCTTCTGCTCCTCGATGTATATTTCTGTGCTTATCATTATCTGAATTGGCTTGTTAAATACTTACCTACTTCGATTTCAATCTCAAAGTTAAATAGTTTATCTGCGCTTTCTAACTTGTACTCATAGTTGCTTGTACTTATCGTAACAGGAAAATAAGCACCAAGTACTTCCATATATACAATAGGACTTGATACAAGCTGAGCCAACCACGAATAGTCTTGTTCGCTAACCCAATCAGAAGTAAGCCTATATTTATCTTTATGCTGAATAGCATAGTTGAAAGTCGTTTCGTTATATCTGTTATATCCATCAATATTTGTCATTTGCCCACCTACAAGCTGCCAATCGCTTCGCCTGTATGATGCTCTTTGATATTCGCTTGACCTTCTATTAACAAGGGCAAACTTCTTTGTGTCCCAACCTCCCAATCTATTTAGGAACTCTAAGTTAAATTGTTGGTATTTAGGATAGCACTTATGTCTTAGTTTTATTACCCTTGTTTGTGCGCCACCTCTTTTTAAATAGAAGTTATAGCCGTAAGTATCTTCGTCTATAATCGTGCCAGATGCCCAATCGTTTATGTGTCCTGCTTGTAGGTTAAACATATTAAATTGACCGTTCAAAGTAATGTTACCCGATACTGTGTTTGTTACAACATCTCCAGGAGCTAATACTTCAACCCAAGCAGAATAACCGCCCGTTGCTATGCGTAAGAACGTAATGTAAAAGTTATCGCCATATTCAAGCGTAATGTCATCTGTATCACGCTCCGTCAAGAAGTCATCGGTAAAGTTTTCTAATAGTAAATTATCGTAATAGTCAGATAATACTAAAGGCGTGTTATTCTTAGTTAAGAATACGTCTGCAAACAATGGCGGCACGAAGTTATAAGCTGAGTAGCTGCCAGATACTAAGTTGGTAGTTGTAACACCGCTTACTTCTTCTCCTATTCGTAAATCATAATCTACTTTAATTTTATCATTTGATGCTACAAGTATTGAGTTACCTGAAGGCTCGAAGTAGTTAGTAACAAAACTACGCACCATTGGTGATGCGTTGAATACTCCGTAGCTACCTTCTGCACTCGGCGAAGGGAATACTTTAGATCTAATTACTTGACTTCCGTTTATGTATACGTCATAAACAAACTTAAAGTTAGTAGTTCCACTATTAGTAGAGCTTGATACAAACCACAGATTGTCGTGCATTGACGAATAAGGTGCAGGGCTACTTGTTATTGTTATTGCCATTTGCTATTCTAATTATTTTTAATTCAAAGTCAGAACCTAAAGCAGCTGAAACATCGTTTCTAAATGTTTCGTTTTCAAATACTTGCTTTACGGCGTTTGTAAAGTAATTTGTAGTTTTTAAACCTTTTCTATGTATGCTTCGAGCTATCAAGAAAGCAAGGCTTTTGCTATCTGTCATAGCTTTCTGCTCTAATCCAAGCTTTGTGTACTTCTTAACTGCTACTGCTTTTAAGTTGTTTTGTTCTATCCAAAGCTTAATGTTTTTAATAGGAACTGACTTCTTGCTTGTTTTATAGCTAAAAGGACTACTTGCACTTGCTTTTTCATTATCAGTTCCCTTAACCCCTTGGTCTACATATTCAAAGTATTTAACTTGTTCGCTTTCTCTTTTGTAGCCTACTTCTAAAGTGTACTTAGTGCCAAACTTCACGACTACGGGAATGTCAGGAGTTGCTAAAGCACCAGAAGATATTGAGTTCGTTTTCTTTAAATTGGCTACAATAGCATCGTTAAAAGCTAAACCATATAAAGCAAGTGTTTCTTCTAAAATAGGCAGGTCTACTTCGTCACCAACTGCTAATGGCTTTAAACCAAGCTTTTGGATATACATATCCCTTAGTGCCTGCATTTGTGCTTTATCTATTCTCACGATAATAAATATAAGATAGTTCTAAAAATAACTAACCCCACCAAAATTGGCAGGGCTTGTCTATTTGAGGGGCTATTTTAATTTTCTATGCTGCTCTTTGTCGTAATCAGTTTTAGCTTTTAGATAAGATAGCGTATTTAAAAACTCAATCGTACTTAGATCGTATGCTTCTTCTACTCTAATGTTTTCGTGGTCTGCAACAGTTTTGGCGCAATACTGCCATCCAAAATCACGCATAAAGTTTGAACCGCCTGGTCTGCTATCTCCTTCGTCAGTCCGCTCTCCATCATTTCCTTTGCCAAATAATCCTTCGAAATTTCGATCCAATTTCTGTATACTTGATAAAAAAAAACAATGGAATAGTAAATATGAACAAATTTAGCTTCTAACATATCTTCTGCATATTCGCTATGCTTCGCAGCATCGTACTTGTCATCTACCCATTTGCCGTACCAGTTTCTCTTTTGAGGAACTACCATTGAAGCTGCAATCTTATGTAAATTGCCTATCAAGTCGCTACTAAATACTTTGCTTTCGATATATCTTGCTGCGTTAATCTTAAAGACATCATAGATAAATCTGTAACGTTTGCCGTTTATTTCAGCAAATTTAATAGGCTCTCCCTTAGGTTCTGTACTAACAAAATCTAATGTATTACGTAAGTTGTTAAACTGCATAACGCTTAGATTGTCTACTTGTGCGTCTGTAAGATTGTAAACAATGCCTACAAGCTTAGTTTGTATATCAAGCTTAGTCCAATCGCTATGCGGCTTAGTAACTATTGGATATATTTGTTGGTACTGCCAAACTGTTAATTCGTTCCAAGTCATAATTTTTCTATTTCTGTTTTAACTTCTTGCCACCAATGTTTTGCTATGCAGTTATCATCTTCGTCAAACGCAATAGGGTTAGAAGCTATTATTTCGTCTACTGCTATTAAGGCGCAAGGTATAGATTGGTAATTATCAATATAATCCTCATTAATTTTTTTAAACTTATCTAATAATTCCTGTGCTTTTTCTTTGGGTGTCATTTTCTTAGTTTTAGCATTATCTCATAAGCAAGATGCCCACCTATGTAGCATAACGCTGCCAAAGGTAAGCAAATTGCAAAGAAGTACAATATTTTTATTACTTTAATGATACGGCTACACTTGTTGTGCTACTCTTGGCAGGAGGGTAAACTTTTGTAACCTCGCCAGTAACTCCATTAATAATGTCAAGACCTTGATGCGGAACTTTCTTTAAAAAGTCTTCCATATCTTTTTTGCGCTTAGTCGCATCGTTAAAGTCAGTCATAATCTCGTCGTAAGCCGGACTTTCACATTTGCTAAAGTCGTACTTAACCCCTACTTCTCTGATGTTAAACTTTGCGCTCATATACTCGAAGTCCTTACCATTCAGTACGGCTGCTTGTAATACTGCGTCTTTGTAGTCTTTATTGCTCTTTAATGTTTCAAGCATATCCTCTAAGGCTTTAACCTGTAGATGTGTTTTTAACGGGTCAAGTTCCCCTGCGTTTAAGCGTTCAATTACTTGGTAGGTAAACTCTACCCTTTGTTCTTTTGTTGTTTCGAAGATTTGTTGCAGTTCCATTGTGTTTATTTGTTTTGGTTATAGAGTAAATCAAAATAGTCATCTGCATCATACTCGGTCACATTATAACCGGTCTTAAATGCTTGTACTATCTGCTCTTTTTCTTTTTCTTTAGCTTGTTCTATTTTTTCTATAAAGGAATAAATAGGTATTTTAAAAATCAAATACTCATTGGTTTTTGGGTCAGTAAAATCATAATCTTTAATTTGTTCTACCAACCATTCTACTGCTGTTTGCTGTGCCATAGTTATTTTTTTTGGTTATATGTTTGATAAATTATAGTCTGTAATATCTTTTATGTGGGTAATACTTTCACCATTGTATCTTTTGTGAAATACTCTCCTTGCTTCACCTTCACTTGAGGCAAACACAATGGAGCCATTAAATGTTCCTGTTACTGCGTAAACTTTTTTCATAGGTTATTTGTTTTTGGAAATATGTTTCTAATTTAATTAAATAATTGTTTTTAAATAGCTTTTTTTATAAGAATTAGAATTATAGTTCTAATTATATTGTTTCTGGTTTGTAGTTATCAATATCAAAGTAGCCTATCTTAAAGCTACTCGGCTCACGTCTTAATCTGCGCTTGGCAGGTTCGTAGCCTTTTTCTTTGCAGTAAGTTAGTATCTCTAAGTAGGTAGCATCGATGTTAGTCATCATTATACTAATAGGCTCACTTGCGTAATATTTGTCTATGTATTCTTTTGTGCTTTGGGTCATAGTTTTTAATTGTGTAGTCAGTTAATGCTGCCATTACAAAACCTGTTGCAATTAGCAGAAGGCAGATAGCGTAAATCATTTTGAGTAGATGTCTTGAAGTTGTCCAATAAGGTAACAAGCTACTAAAAATACGGCTAAAAGTTGTGCGGTTTCTTTTTTCATTGTGTTTTGTGTTTGTGGTTAATTGATATATCAAATATACAACCTTTACACATTGCACAATCAAATGAGCAAACTTTTTTTTAAAATTGTGATGAGCGGTAAATATTAAGGATAAGCGGTTAAAGGAAGGCGTATCTACCTGTGCCACGTTTAAGGCTAAAGTTCTGCCAAGCCAAAGCCAAAGCCATTACTGCGTCATCGTGAAAGCCTGAAGGTGCGGAGTACTTAACCCCCGTTGCCGTATACATATACTCAAATACTTCAAGTTCCTGGCTTATTATCCCCTCAGGGTAGCCTATCTTACCTTGATGTATGGCAGCCTGTAAGCCTTCCATTAGTTGTTGCTTACTTGAACTTGTGAACTTTAAGCCTTGTATCATTACCCCTTCACGTTGCAAGTCCTCGAGGATAGGGTCGCCAACCCCCGTAGAATCGACAAGGATAGGGCATTTAGGCAGCCTAAGTATAGTTTGCTTGGTATTGTGCCAATCCATTTGAAAGCGGTCAAAATAAGCCACATTTCCGTCTTCGTCTAATCCTACTATAACAGTCCAATCGACCGACTTCGCCAGATCAATTCCATAAGCTACTACCGGCATTGTTGTTACTGGGTGTAAGCACTTGCGTATTTGTTGGCTACCAAATGGGTTTGCTGCGTTCTCAGCCGGGTTTGCCATATACTCTTGCTCAAATACAACCTCTGGGAGTTGCTTACGGGCATCGTCTATTTCGTTGGGGTCTATGTAAGGGTTATCGTATGTCGTAAACTTAAAGCTTTGCCAATCGGGTTCTGCTTTGCTAAACAAACTAAAGAAGTAGTTTTTACCTTTAGGGGTGCTTAAGAATATAGCTTTTCCCTTGTAGTCAGTCAGAGTAGGTCTTATTGAGTTTAGCCACCCGTCTTCTAAGTTAGGTATAAAGGAAGCCTCGTCTATTACGGCTAAGTGAAACTTTAAACCACGAAGATTGTCTAACCTTTCGCCAGTAAAGAAACGAATTGAGCCACCCGTTATGAAAGTAATAACCAGGTCGCTTTCGTTCTTAGAGTATATCTCTAATGGTAATAGATCAACTATTTCCTTAAAAAATATCTTTCCTAATTGGTAAGTAGGGGTAATGTAAGCTACACGCTTTTTATTAACTGCGGTATCTATGCTTATCGTTTGGCTAATCAAGGACTTGCCAAATCTTCTCCCTGCCATCATTACAATAAATCTACTTTCGCAGTCGATTACTTGCTTTTGTGCAGGGTGTGGTTTATGTAAGCTTAGACCTATTGTTTGCATTACTTATCGTAAGTTATTTTGATCTCACTTACTTCGTGCTTATTCTCGGACTTCTCTACTAAGCTATTCAAACGCTGAGTAATGCTTGGATTGTAAACCCCTGCCATTCCCCCTTCGATTTGGTCTTGCCTTATTTTTCTCCTAATATGCGAACAGATGGTTAAAAAATCTGCGTAAGCATTATTTGTATTAGCAAAGTAATGGCTTAAATCTCCAATAATTCCTTTGTCTGCGCAATAGTTTTCAAACCCTTCTATTGTCAAAGGTCGCTCCCTTAATCTGTAAACTTCATCTCCGTCTTTACCTACGAAATCGTGTACTTTAATAGGATTGCTTTTGCAGTATTCTGCGTACTCGTTAAAGTATTGAAGCATTAGTTCTGGTGTCTCTATAAGTTTAAACCTACCCATCTATCTTGTTTTTATAGTGTTGGCATATCCTATCCATTACGGAAAGGTAATATGTGTTAAAATCTTTGTACCCTTCGTTGTCTTGTTCGTATGTCTTGTATAAGATGCCCCTTAATCTTTGACTTGGTGTTTTAAACGTGTCAGGGTCAGCTTTTAGGTTTTCTAATACGTCTTGCTCTTTTTTACTAAACGGCTCTTCTTTAATTGCCAAGTAGCAGAACTGTTGGTTAAGTTGAAATAAGTTAGCTGCATCTTTAGGACTTAGTTCCTGGGTTGCTAAGGTTAGCTTAATTGTTTTGTCTTTGCGTGATGCTATGCTCTCTACTTGACTTGATAATAAAATCATAGTATGCCGTTAATTATGTCGTTTGCTTCGTCTATTGCATTTTGTTGTTCAATGAAAGTGTCAACGTCTGCTATGTGCTTATTGATTAAAGTTTCTGCCATCGCATAGGTGTAGTTACCGATTGTGGTCATATCGTCTCCATTTTTACCTGTCTTACATACCGCAAGGAAGTAAGCTTTGTTTGTTAATAAATACCATATAGCCCATAACTTTCTCATCGTCCTTGACCTCTATATGCTTTTTCTCTGGGTGTGTGCTTATTAAAGGACTTCTTTGCAGAACCTCTTTTGCGTTTGCCAAAGCTAACTTTGTTATTGTTTTCTTTAATCTTTGCCATAATTCTTTGCGTGTATGTCTTTTAGGAACTCTTTATATTGTTTTTTGTCTCCGTATTCTATGTGGCACTTCCTACACAATCCCATTAGGTTTTCAATCGTGTCTTTGTCTTTGCTGCCACCCATTCCCCTTGCCTCAATATGATGTATATCTACCGCTTGTGAGCCACACACTTCGCAAGGAATGAAGTCCGTTTTTTTATACCCCATTCCCTGCAAATAAATTTGTGTGTGTTTCTGCATACTTTCCCCATTAAATTTTCCGTTGATTAATAATTAAAAAATTTAAGTATGCAAATTATTTATTGTCTATTTCTTTTAGTTTGTTAATTGCCCATTCAACCCCACTTGTACCGCCCCAAGCATCCCACATCAAACCGCCACAACCTTCACTATAAGGAACGTCTTTATGTTGTTGGTGTCTTTTAAAGGAAGCCATACGAGCAATAGTATCTCTACTTATTCCTTCTCTATTTGCTAATTGATTTGCTCTTGCTTTCCCAGTTGCTTCTCCACAAGAACCCCAACCATTTTTCTCTGCCCATTCTATTGCCCTTTTTGCGTTGTTAGTTGCACTTTCAGGATAGTCGGTATAGCTTTCGGCAAACTTGCCACCGGCAAGGATAGCTTTCCAAACTTTGTTAGCCTTTTCCTCGGTATCGTAAACACAACCGCCTGAGCCTATTCTATATTTCCCGTTAGAGCATTTTATTACTGGCATAGTTTACTATAAATATACTTTCGGTCTAAATTTATCTCGTCAAAGTTATACTTCTTTTGGCAGAACTCAAATAGCTTTTGTCCGCTTTCCTTTCGCATATCCGCATCGCTTACTAAATCTCGTATATGTTTGTACCAATCCTTTTGGCTTTTAAC